AGGTCGTATCGGTTGAGTACGGGGATAGCAACGACAGGGATCATCTGGGTTTAGAAGGTTCGACAGTCACACGATTTGACGTACCGTGTTTTTGTTGAATCGGTATTGAAATCGGGATCGGTGTAGATGAAGCCGGTGCTGTCACATTTGTCGCAACCCACTTCGGCTTGACGTACACCCATGACGCGCATGAACATTGATTTCACTTCGTATTGGGTGGGGTAGTGACCTAATGATTCAGCGATTTTGAGTACGGCTTTGGCATCTTCTTCGGTTGCGTCCAACATGAGTTCGTCTTTGACCCAAGCGTTCTTCACCGTGTTACGGGCGATGTTCGTTGTTGGATACATACCGCATAGACGGTCAATCATTAACTCGATTAGTGCTGGTGTCATTGTCTGATTACCTCATAGTCGGCGTGGCTCATCTTTAACAGTCGACCATCAGGCTGTATAGCAATCCAACTCGGACTATCCGGATCACACAAGCAACCCGATATCTCCTTCTCTTTGCTGGAAAAAAGTAGTTTGCATTTGTTACATCGCAGGATCACAACTCCACACCTTGCGCGATGTGGGTACGCAGCCTGGAGATAACTGACTCTGCTTGCTTTAGTACTGCTCGACAAGATTCCAGTTCTACATGGAGTGAATCTGATGCGTCTTTGTAACGGTCACGTTCCTCGCGCAACAATTCGTTCGCTGTTTGCATCGCATCGACGCGATCCTTGTATTGCTCTAACTCAAACTCTATTGGTGTTTCTATGCTCACGTCGTAACCCTCTCCTCTGTAATGGTGTTGTTCCTGCCCAGATACCTGACTTTATATTGTTCTCTACAGCAAAGTCAAGACATTCTTTTTGTACTTTGCAACCACCACAAACCAGTCGTGCTTGGGCAAGCTTCATCATGTTGATTGATTTTTCTTCCTCGTCTAAGAAGAACAGGCTTGGGCCTGCTCCTCGACACGCTGCTTCTTCTACGAAAGCAAACTGTTTGTTGACCAGGCTGTAATAATCTTCTGCTGCCGACATTTCTTCTCCCTCGTTGTCGTCTTGATATTCGTCTATAAATTCCAATGCCTTAGCCCGCCGTTCCTGTATAAGTATCGGGCTACCGCAAGGTTGCACCGTACATCAAACAGTACCGACAGATCGCCCCTTTGTGAAGCACATTCTTTTGCTGTGACCGTGACCCAACTGGAGTTGATCTGAAGCAATCCTCTGTCCTGGGTCTTATTTTTGTTTAGGGTACGGTTGTGGGAAAGGGGTGAGCAGCGGCTTTCGCGCCAAGCCACATACGAGAACGTCTCGACGGGTAGCCCGAACGCAGCGAACTCATCTTCCCATTGGGGGCAACGCTTCGTTTTGTCTGCCGGTACACCCTCTGGAACCACCTCAACGGGCAGTACCAGAACCTTGTCAGACGCTCTGTAAGCCTCTGAGAGAGGCGATACTGACGGGTTCGCAGGGTTGGCAGGGGCTTCAGCAGCATGAGCCATACTGCCGAAGGTAATTGTTCCTACTAGAGCAACGGCAAATAGCCGTACAAGTGATCTCATCGGTCCTCCAAGTTTAGCAAATGTTACGGATTGCTTACGAATAAAGGGTGTCACCCTACACAACACCTTTACACGAATGTGTGTAGGGACAACCACGCCAAACCACAACTCAGGTGGCCCCCTCAATGTGATCGTTACGCTTACAGCAGAGAAACCAACTCTGCAAACTCATCCAATGTCATTAACACGATACCGTCACTACTGCCATCAGGCATAGCAATCATCGCGAAAGGTCGTATGTCACCCAACGACTTCGATGCTTCAGATTGTAAACGAGCCTGGTTGAAACGAGTAGCGATCGGACCCACCTGCGCACCGGCTTTGACTTCGACACGAAAGAAGCCACCCCAATGTTCTTCATGGCGAGTGCCTGCATTACCTGTCGCACTAAGACCCAACTTCTTCCGAGCGCGTCGAGCTTTGCTATCACCTTTAGTTCGTGAGCGTTTTCCGCGAGCAACAGGGTCGTTACATCCTTTGACCCGTCGCTTACCGTCACGAGCTTCACGTCCCAAAGTTCCGAACTTGGGGCATCCGTCAACCGTGCATTTGTCTTTGTTGCCTTCACAGTAATCCTTCCTGTTTTGTTCGACTGGCATTACGCCTTCAGGATGGTGATGAGTTCAGAAATCTCTGACTTGGTTAGGGCTTCCAACGATTCGATAACACGACCCGTTGAGTCTGATGCCATAGACAGTTGCTCTGCCTTCTGTCCGATACCTTTGCTCGATGCCAAGGCCCTGAACATACCGATTTGTTTCGTTGTTGCCGGTGCGCCTGGTTCTTTGATTTGTGGTGTGCCGTTGGCAGGGTGGTTGGCTTTGGATTCTGCTACCACTTCTTCGGCAGAGAACATATTGATTACTGCTGCTACTGCTTCTTGGGTGGTGTTGAACGCAGGGTTGAAATCGTCCATTACTTCAGGTTCGGTGTCATTGAACTGTGCTGCCAACTCTTTTGCTTTGGCAAACGCTTCACGGAGTTGTGGCATCTGTGATTCTTTGAGGTCTGCAAGGTCAAGCTTTGCTGACTTGGCAACGTGTTCATGGTTGAGTCCTGCTGTTTTGCAAGCCTCGACGAAACGCTTGATGTTGTCCATTGACACCAACGGATCGCTTGGCTTGGCTGGTTCAACCTTTGCTACTGGTGCAGGCTTAGGTGCAGAGGTAGTCGGGGTGTGCGATACATCGTCCCACTCTTGCTTAGTCCACAACGACAGGCATACACCAAAGCGCATACTGGCGTTACGAATAAAGTCTGAGATCAACTCTTTGAGCAGGTCAGGTTTGTTGTGCATGACCGAGCCGATACCCAAGCGGCGTACACCGAGGATGGTGAGCCAGCCTGCCATGTGTGCCATGCCGTTCTCAACACGGTAAGCCGGTAGACCGTTCACATCAAACGCGGTTGGTTCCCATGTCCACTCAGGGTCAATCTCGATAAGCATTTTGGTTACGTCAGCGTGACCTACGAAGTCAAGCTGCATCCCACCCTTAGGTAGTTTGCCTACGATCTTCGGATCAGGTACGCCGTACTTGCTGATGATTTCTTCCAGTTTCATTACTTTGCTCCCTTAGCAATAATCCGCATAGTGCGGAAGGTTGATGTTTTCCTAAACTTTTCTGCCAACGCAGGATGCTCTGCCTCAAACTTCTTGGTATCAAATGAGGTGCGTGAACTGTTCTTCCACGATACGACCTGGGTTCCGTCAATCGCGCCATACTCTGCGTCCTGCAACAGCATCGCCAACTCACCCTTGATGAGTTCCTCAACTGCTTCAGCCTGCTTCTTCTGCTCACGGGCTTGTGCCAGTCGTTCTAAACTCGCGTAAACCTCATGTCCCAATACGACCGTGTTTCCATAACCTTCGGGGTAGAGCGTACTGGCGTTGTCATAGGTGGGATCAGCCACGTCAGGCATCATGCCCATGTCGATGAAGCCCAAGAATTTGCGGGCTGCTTCTATGTGAATCTGTTTTTCGTCGCTAGTTACGGTCTGTGTATGGAACTGGAGTTGGAGGTCGCTATCAAAAATGATCCAGTAGATTTCGTTACTACCAGTACATATCGCCTGTTGAACTCCTTGCCAGTACCAGGTTCGGGAAAGTTGTCCCGTCCAGCGCTTGTTATATGTTTTGAGTTCGTAAAACTTTCCAGTGATAGTTGAACGACCGTCCATTGTGGACATGAGGCGTACACCGTTTTCTTCGTAGCAGTACATCTCTGCCGGTTCCACGATTGAGTCACCAAGGATTTCTCCTGCCCAACCCATGAGTGGGCCTTCAAGGATTGTGCCTCGACGCATCGCATCGTTTTGTTCTGTTGGCACAGGGGGTGTTGCTGCCAATAGTTCTACGGCAAGGTCAGCTGGTGTGGTGTATTTGTGTTCACCGTGAATTGCTGCGGCTACTGATGCGGTGATTCGTTTCTCACCTTTTTCGTTTGCCCAACGTAGGTTAAGCCAGTCTTGGCTGCCGTGTGTTGGCTTGGGGATGGTTGATAGATTCTGCATTGTTCCTCCTATGGTTGTGCAGTTGTATTTGTAATCTAGGGGTGTGACATGGTTAATGTCAAGTCAATCGCTTTCATTTCTCGTACCATCGCCACGGGGATATGTATAGCGTGGATGCCTTCTTCTTCGCAAATGGTTTGCCAAACGGTCACATGGTTGTCTTTGGAACCTGGTTCACCGACTGGTACTAGGAACCCGATGGTGTCTACGAGACATTCCCCGTCGTCCTCGTATTCGTCCATGTTCAGCCAGCCACCTTCGGACAGGTGG